GCCACAAAACCAAACGCCAGGTCAAGTTCCATCTTTTCGACCACTCCGGCAATCTGATTATCGTAAAGTGTATCCACCAATACTGAGTTGCCAACTTCAATGCCCGGAGCAAACAATTTCGTTTTTTGCAAATGCCGTTGCTGATAATAATCGTACACTCGTTGTGTGACTTCTTCGACGTTATTGGGGTTTACCAGCGTAGCATTTTGGATCGTAAGCACGTTCTTTTTAACATAGGGATCAAGCGTTTGGTTATAGACGCTATGCACTTGCGTCATGTCGGTGTAGCCTTCGCCGGTTAATTCTACTGTTCCCGCGCTTGGCACATTGATTAGCGCGTAATTCGCTCCTGAATCAAGAATTGATCCGCCTGTAATAGCCAGGTCATGCATAGGCCCGCTAAACGTGATCTTATGATTTCCGGCGCCCAATGAGCCATTGAACAACTCGCTTTCATCTGTGTTTGAAACAAAGTCATGCGCTGTGACTTCTGCCCCAGTTACTAGAGTTTTCAATTTCACCGGTTGGCCGGCGCCCTTTTCGGCACTGGTGATTTCAGCTTCATAGCTTGAATATTCAGAAGCCAATGCCGTTTTGACAATTCGAATGACTCCAGATCGTGAACATGTAACATAGGCCCCAATCACAAAGGCAATTTGCTGCAAAGCCTCTCGATAATTGCTGGCTGGCAACCAGCCAATGATTTCAGTTCCATATAACTCAGTATCGAGTTCGTAGGGCATATAAACGGCATTCATCATGTCTAATATCAAATCTTCAACATCTTCCGCCACTGTCCATATTCCCCCCATGTACGGAATGCCTTCGAGCACACCAAGAGCATCAACGCCCTGGAATTTGATCTCTTGTTCTGTTGGGTTTTCCCAATCATCAAGATAGAACTGGCCGATATATATCGAGTCATCGCCCACGTTTTCATAAACGCTCAACGGTTGCCGGTTTAGCAAGTTGGCATAATTTCCGCTTGGGTTGAGAATGTTGAAATCCTCGTCTTCAGAATGCAGTCCCAATTCCAGAGTATTGAATGGCAATTCAACAGAAATCGGGCTTATCTGCTCAACTACAACAGCAGAACGGATATCCTCACCAGTGAAATAGATCAATTCGCCGTAGTCAATGCCGGTCAATCGCAAATAGCGATAGGGATTATTGGTTGAATTGAAGATAATAATGATTTTCTGAAACTGTTCAATAGCCTGTTCAGTAGAAAACTCCCAGCTACTCGGTGTGTAGTTATCGGTTCGGATCAGAGTATCCTCGAAATCGTAATAAGCAACATCGATATCATTAGCATAATTATTCGAGCGCTGAGCAAATTGCAAGGTCAAACCGTCAGTATCTTGCACTTCACTGAAAGTAATCGTTAACTCTGGCGCTGAACTGAAATCCCCGTTTTCGTCGCTCATGCTATTGCTGATAAGCCCCACATGAATTGCCGCGGCTACATCAGAGAGAAACTTGTAATTGCCGTCCAAAAGCCAGTAGTCAGGTTCGTAGGTAATAATAGGACGCGTCGATACATTGCCAGTGCGCAAATCATCAATGTTGACAAATGATTGCTTATCGCTACAAGTCGGTGTCGCATCTTGTTTGATAGATAAAGCATAAAGGCCAAAGCTTACAGTAGTCGAGGTAGTTGTCATGGTGTGGCCTTGGGGGATTGTGCTGTAAATTTTACGGTCATTTCGCGCCAGGTGGTGCTGCTGCCCTTCCACTTTCTTAAGCGCCGTCTGACTTGCGAAAAGTAGGCTGTAAATGTAAAGTCTGAGCCGTCTGTGTCCGGGACAGTGACAGTATGAAATTCTTCGGCCTCAGTCAGTTTGGCCCATAGCGAATTATAATCAGTCATATCATCAGGAGAACCAAAGCGGATCATCTGGTTGTGATAAGTTCCAATCAGTTCACGGCGCAATACGCCATCTTCAGTGCGCTCCGCGTATTTGTCCAGGAAATCACAGGTTTCTTCCACGTCTATCAGTGGTACGTCATAAGTTACGCCGTCGATAACAATGCTCACGATACCACTCCACTAGAAATCAAGCTGGTTCCAACTCGCACGCCCTCGGCATCGAGTTTAGGTTTTAGCTCACGAACTAATGCTCCCAGGGTTCCGGCAAACTCAATGCGGATATCCGCTTCGATTTTGCCCATTTCTTCGCGCATAATTTGGCGGATCAGATTTTCAGGAGCCTCGATGTTCCGCCCGCTGCGCTGATCGCCCATAACGGCGAGAAATTCCGCATTCGGTGGAATCACGGCGCCAGTAGCCAGGCGAGGGATGTGAGGTAAAGTTACATGCGGAATATTTACCCCAAAAGATGACCCTCCCAATACGGGCACCCATGCTGGAATATCAACTCGAATTGAATTCATTCGCCCAACAACGGAATTCAGCGCGCCAGAGATAGCATCTATCATTCTATTCAGAAAATCTATAATGTTATTTATGCCGTTCTTTATGGGATCGACAACATACTGATTAAAGTAATATTTAGTCAGGAACCAAACTTGCTTCAAGGTAGTCCACACTCCCGACATGGTATCACCCAGCCACTCGGTGACCCCCCCCCAATTCTTGAATAATACAATCAGGCCAATGATGATCCCGATAATAAACCATAGCGGAGCGCCCAAGGTAAAAAGAGTAAATACCAGAACACCTGTTGTTGCAATAAGTACCCAAAATGAACCGTTGCCAAGCTCAATCATCTCTGTCATTCGGTCAAGTGCCCATGCAAGGCTATCCAGCACTTCAACAATCGCCCCACCAGTCCATTTACCAATTGGGACAAGTATATTTTTCCAAATCCATTCCAGGGTCGGACGCGCGCCCTCAAATGCCGCAGATAGAAATTTACCAGCAGAACCCAGTAAATTCAGAAAAGCGGGGGCAAGCGATGTGCCAAACCAGCTTGCATTCCATTTTTCTTTTAATTCATCGGCCTTTTTTATGATTTCGTCCATGGGATTGGTGTATTGAGATGTGTCGATTTCTCCCAATTCGTAGCCGGGGGTATTTAGGTCAGTTCCGGCGGCACTCGTGTCTGTAGGCTGGGCCAGTACGTTCAATTCATCGAAATTAGCCAGTGCACCTTTTGCAACTTTTCCAGCCTTATCAGTGCTTTTGGCGAGGCCGTCCATTCCGCCAGTTGCGTCGCTGACACTATCGGCTATCCCGTCCACGCTGGTAGCAATGTTATCGGCACCTGCCTGTACAGGCGATTTGCCTTGATAGCCAAACAGTTTGGCCAGCCACATAAACAGCCGGGCAACAACATCGCCCACGAGTTTTGCAATTGCGCCAATACGCACAAAAACACCATGCAAAGCCCCGCCCGTTCTTATTGCTGCTGTCATCGCCTTGACAAGGGTATTCCAGCTTTTGATCAGGCTGAAAAATGCGGGCTGGAATGAACTCCCCACAACAGCCTTGAATTCATTCATAATGCGGATATTGGAGGCCAATTGACCAGCAACCGATTTTTGCGACAGCTCATATAGGCCAGTGACCCCGCGCAATTTCTCGGTAACAGCAAGAAGAACAGCGTGACGCTTTTCTGCAACCGACATCTGGGCGGCAGTTTTCCCTATTGTAGCCCCATATTCACGCCAGGAATTCTCGATATCTATAGCAACCCCCGCACGGCGGAGCATGAGCGCATTCATATTCAAAATGCCATATGTCAATCGGTCTAGCACATCTGAAGATGTTTCGCCCGCTGCTGAAAATACGTTCAAATCTTGCGCACCACGCGCCAGGGCCGGAAGTAGTGCTGTGTCCAAACCATTGCGCGCAAATTCAATATACGAACGGTTGGCCACGTCCGTTTGAATACCAGAGTCGATAAGCTCTTGGGTCAGGTTCCTTGTTTCTTCGGCTGCAATTCCGTGCAGTTGCCCAACGGCTTGGGCCGCAATTTGCAACCGCTGAAACTCAGCCGACAATTTGGCAACGGCAGCAACAGATTTTGTACCAATCAGAACTACAAAAAGCGCCGTCGCCGCAGCCGCAAGCGGTTTCAGCGCGCCAACCATTCCAGAAATGCCTTTTTTAAAGCCTTTCCCGTCAATGGAGGTGTCTATTCTGATTGTCCCGTCGTATCCTCTGGCCATCAGCTTGTCTCGCGCCTCTCGGCATCGCGTGCCTGTTTTGCTTTCCGATAATTTTGCATAAACTTATCTTTTTCGGCCCGTTGCTCTGGTGATATATAATCTTCAACGATAAACATGTCGCCCATTTCGCGGGCTAATTTGATCTCCTCTTTCGAGGCCTTGCCTGTTTTTACTCGTTTGCGTAGGGCTATCAATTGCGTGAACGTTGTATCTTGACCAGTGTCCATGAGCAAGGCTACAAATTTCCACCAGTGCAAATCTTCAGCCATCGATAAATCTATGCCGTGTGTTTGCTGAAAGGCGGCATAGATAATATTGGCATCCTTCTCAAACGAGTACAACCGGTGGGGACTTTGTTGCTGTTCCTCGGTTATACCGCAATCAATAAACCATAGCGCCTCTTTGATTGCCCCGCCCAGGTCGTCGGGTACAGTTTCGGCGTATACATTTTCCAATAACACAGATGTTTTCTCAGCAGAAAGCAGGGTATTGTCTTGAAACGCCATAATTACCCGCAAGCCAGTTCTATAATCGTGGTTTATCGGATATAGCTCTCCGTCTACCTCTAATTCAACGGGGGGGGCAGAAAAGAGCAAATTGATCATTTTTTACTACGCCTCCGCTTTTTAGGCGGCATGTATTTCTCCGTTACATTCTGCCGTGATCGGTCAAAATATTGCATTGTCTGAGAAAAAAAAGATAGCAGTCCTTCAAGACTTTTTGTTTCGCCAAACAAGGCCTTGTAAGTTGTTTCGCCAAATAGGGCATCGATGTTCTCTTTGACAAAGTCCAATTCGCTGTTTAGCAAACGAAACGCCTCATCTGTGTCGGTTTTGTTTTCTTCAAATAATTCCTCAACCTGGTCAGTGTAGGTTTCGTCGCCGGCCTCCAGCTTGGCGCGCTGGTTGTTGCGCTGATCTACGCGGGCAGATATTTCGGTTATCGTTTGTGAATAATCTTTTTCGCGCGCCTGCATCTGATATACAAACTGAGTATATTTTTCCGCCCAAACTAGATCAGTCGGATTGAAAACGAGATCGCCCAAATAGTCGCCATGCTGGTTTTCGACTTTCAGGCGAATCTCGCCAGTGTTCAGAGTTAGTTTAGGTTGATTTGCAGTCATTAGCTAAACG